TTATACACCTTTAGAAGAAAGGCTTAGTAAAATGTCTTTTGAGAAAAATAAAAGATACAAAGCAAAAGAATTTTATAAAACGTTTTTTATATTGACAAATATATGTGAATTAGGTATGAGAGAGTTTATAGAAACAAATGACATAGATTTAGAAAAAGAAATGACGTTGGATGAGTTTATAAATCTGTGTAAAAATGTACCACGAGGAGAGGTTATTAAAAAATTAAAAACAAACAAATGAAATTTTTAAATGTAAGTGTTACTCCTCAAAGAACCACTAAACTAGGTAATTACCCAGTTTATAATGAAAAAGATTTTTCATGTGCTAGTAATATTTTTAATTTACCACAAGACATAGAACCTTCTCGGTCTTTTGAAATAGCGACCGGAGGCACAAACTTAATACTACCACCCGATGAAGATCAAGTTGACGGATATGTATGTGGTATATATGAAAGGATTAACAACAAAACTGGGTTAAATTGGAGCCAATCAACAACTTATGCAGCATATTCAAACCCAGTTTATTGGTCAACACAACCTTCTAGGAATGAATGGATAAGATCAGATAATGTTTTACTATTTAATATATATGACAATAATAATGCCATAATAAGACAAGAAGTTTTAGATGCGGAATTTATATTTTACAGATCTGGTAGATTTAAACCAGGTTGCTCAAATGTAAGTCTTGTAAACGTAAGAGAAGCAGAAAGAATAGTAGAAATAAAACAACCATTTACTTTACCTCCAAACGAATATGGAGATGAATCAAATGATATGTTTGTTCCGGCAGGAACCTATGATTTAAATTCTGCACCAGGTGGAGAGTGTGATAACTGTCCAGGAACAATCATATTATCATATTCTAAAAACGGAAGATGGAGATACCTATTAGGAGGACTTAACGGATTTGGTTGTTCGCCGTCAACAGGATATCAACCCTGTCTGTTGTACAGACAAAAAAGGGTTTTTGGTGACTGTGGTGCTGGTGCATGGGCTAATACTGGATCATATGCAACCCCTCCACAAAATTGGAATTTGTGTCAATTTGAGGGAGTAGGTATTCCAGCATGTGCTGCCTGTGGATAATTAATATTATGAAATTTGATTTATTAGTAGAAAAACAATTAAAAGGTTTAGCTTATGGTAAAACTTTAAAAGACATAGCTAAAAAAGCTAAGAAAAAACAAAAAAAGAAAAAAGAAAGCACTATAGTAGGACAATTAAAAGGAGAACTTAAAAAAGGTGTAAAGGTAGAAAAAGAACACACTAAAAGTTCTAAAATGGCTAAAAAAATTGCTATGGATCACTTAATAGAAGATCCAAAATATTATAGTAAACTTAAAAAAGCAGGTCTTTAATTGCGGAGTACAATTCCGGTGAATTGGGGTGTCTCATAAGCATCTATAGGTGGGTTCGACTCCCACCTCCGCTATTTTTATATGTCGGTGGCAGACAAGAAATGCAGCAGTCTCCAAAACTGCCTTATGTGGGAGCGTTACCCACCCGACATGCCATTTTGTACTGTGGTTAAGAGCCTAATAACCCTCGGCGCTGGTCTACGTGGTAGGGTCACCATACGTAAGCAGAGGGCAGAACCCATAACAGTACAAATTTTTCGCGGTGGTAGTATAATAGTAGTACAGGAGTCTTCCAAACTTCGGGCCTCGGAGCGTAACCGTGTCACCGCATTTTATCTTGATTTGACTAATAAAATTTGTTATTATATTTAAATGAAAACTGTTGTCATACCAGATGTTCACCAAAGAGTGGATTCTGTAAAATGGATTTTAGAAAACGAAAAAAATTACGATGAAGTAGTTTTTCTTGGAGATTGGTTTGACTCTTTTTATGAACCACCAAAAGTCGCAGGTTTTGAACAAACTTGTGAGTATTTAAAATATCTTGCTCTAGAACATCCTAACAAAGATAAATTTGTTTTTTTAATTGGAAATCATGACTTGAGTTACATTTATGAAAATAGGGATTATTCAATTCATAGAATTTCTAAAACATTAAAATATTACTGTTCTGGATTTACTATAACAAAAGCTAAAAAATTTCGTCATTCTTTTTTTGATCATGGTTTGAAAGACGATTTCTTTTTTGAGCATTTTAAATTTGCACATCAAACTCAAGGTTGGACATTATCTCACGCTGGCATATCACTTCGTCTTTTTCCTTATGGATATACATTAGATCGTTTTGTAAATGAACTTCTTCCAGATGTATGGAAAAATTTTCGAAATTTAGAATATAATCATAACGAAATTATCTCTGCGGCAGGATACCATCGCGGTGGTATGCATCCAATTGGAGGGGTTATATGGCATGATTGGAATGCAGAATTTAATTCTACAACTGAAACAGGTAAACAAATTGTAGGCCATACAACTGTTAGAGAACCAGATTGTATTCATATGAATACGCCTTTAGAGTGTTGGAATCTCGACACCGAAAAAGATTATGGAGTTATTATAGGCGGTATGATGACAACCAAGCCTATTAAACTGTCAGTTTCAAACGAAACTCTTCGACATGATTAATAGGGATCATAGCTCAGTTGGTTAGAGCGCCTGCCTGTCACGCAGGAAGTCAGGGGTTCAAGTCCCCTTGGTCCCGCCATTTTAGGATCTTTAGTGAAATGGACTATCACTCAACGCTACGGACGTTGCATTCCAGGTTCGAATCCTGGAGGATCCAATTAAAAACTTTCTGTATAAATTTTATCGTAAGCAGAATTCGCTATTTGAATAAGACGTTCTATATCCCCACTGTTGCGAAGCTTTTTAAACACCAAATTTTCTACACAAAATTCACCTTCTTGTTTAACATTTAAACACTCTTTTCTTTCTTTTTGTAATTTATCTTTAAGATGTTGAGCAAAACTGCTTAATTCTTCTAATTCTTCTTGAGATAGGTTTTCTTGATTTAGTTTGTCTTCTAATTGGTTTATAATTTTAACATATTCGTTAAACTTTAATTCTACAGAACGTTCATCAACCTCTGGTGGATTATATTGAGGTTTACGTAACCATTTATCAAATTTTAAACTATACAAACCAGAAGCACTGTGAGGTTCATTTATATCTTGCAAATATAATTCTACTTCATGACCTTTAATTGTTATTTGATGGCGAAGATTCCAAACAAACCTTACACCGTCTAACGCTTTTTTAACTAAATCTATATCTTTATTAACCTTAGAAAAATCAATAAGGATATGAACATCCAAATCTGAATAATCTGTGTATGTATAATTTGCCAATGACCCAGTTAATTGGATATCTTCTATAGGTATATCCAATTTTAAATTTTGATAAAAATTTTCAGCTATTTTAATTAATTTATCTTTAATTTTTTCGTTGAAATCCCCATTTTGCCAAAAATCTGGATCCAACTGGTCGTTGTAATATTGTTCCAAAATCATGTTTTGGTATACATTTTTAATATTATGTAGATCTGGACGAAACATTTTTAATATTTATGCTTTTAACTTGCTTTGCCATGAAATTTCATTTAATATGTACAAATGAAAGAATTAATAACAGAACTTGCCGGCATAACTATGATGCTTTGTTTCATGTTTTGCTATATTCCTCAAATTGTTAAAATTTTTCAGAACAAATCATCCAAAGACGTTTCTTTGATGCTTATCCTCATGTCAATTGGAGGTTACATATCTGGAATGGTTTATATGTTTTTAACAACTTTTGGTATCTGGTGGTTTTTAAATTATTGTGTTGGCTTGTTAATGTGTTGTGTGTTGGTATACGCTTGGTTTAAGTATAATGAAAGCGATTACTAAGGACGGTTAGCTTAGCGGTAGAGCACCTCGTTTACACCGAGGGGGTCGTAGGTTCGAACCCTACACCGTCCATTCTATTAAAAATGACAATTACAGTTGATTTCGATGACACACTAGCGACTGGATACGCGACTGCGTGGGGTGGAGGTAGTTTATCTCCTGTGGAAAGAATTGTTAATTTCGTTAAAGAAAAACATTCAAAAGGTTTTGACATTCATGTTGTCACTTTTCGCAATTGGGATAACAAAAAAGAAGTTGAAAGTTTTTGCAGATCGCATAATATCCCGATCAAATCCGTAGTTTGTACAGAAGGTAAAAATAAAATACCTTTTCTTAAAAAATTAAATAGCTTGCTTCATATAGATGACAGTGTTGAAGTTTGCACTCTTTGTATTATGGCTGGGATTGAAACCCTTTTAGTAGATTGGGGTCAGGAAAATAATAATACAACAGCTAGGTTTTTGCCAAAAATTTAATATTGAATTTCCTAAATATTTTCAATAAAATATTTGCTATGATTCCTTACGTTTATCATGAACCAAAGCATTCAGAACATGAACGAAACGACTGTACAGTCAGAACTCTTTGTATAGCTACAAATCGTTCATATATGGAAGCTTACCAGTTATTGTTTAACGCTGGAAGAAAACCTAATAAAGGATTTTATTTTGAAAGACTTTTGAAGAAAAGAACAAATTATCTAGGTTGTTCTTTTACTAAACTCGGATTTCGCAAGCCTAAAACTTTAAAAAGATTTGTAGAAGAGTATCCAGATGGAGTGTATTGTGTTCGTATTCGCGGTCATGTATTTGTAGTCATGAATGGTGTAGTTCATGATATGATAACACCAAAACCATATTGCAGAATCACGGCAGCTTGGAAAGTAGAGAAAACATTTTAAAGATATGGACTCTAAACATTTATCACGAGACACAGTTCTAGTTTTAAACCGTAATTGGCAAGCAATTAATACTAAAACACCAATGGATGCTATCACTATGATGTATTGTGATGTAGCAACTGGATTGAATATCATCGGTGAAGACTATATGATTCCTTTAAAGTGGAATGATTGGATTTTGCAAAATATAGAAGACAGTGATGATTACATTAAAACGATTAGGGGTAATATAAAAATTCCTAAAATCATTGTACTTTGTCAATATGATAAGGTTCCTAAAAAAAGACCAAAATTTTCAACAAAGAATATTTGGGTTAGAGATGGTGGTATATGTCAATACACAGGTAAAAAATTGACTCCAAATGAAGGCAATATAGATCATTGTTTACCTAAAAGCCGAGGAGGTAAAACCGATTGGTATAATTGTGTTTTAGCTCACAAAAAAATTAATGCTAAAAAAGCGAATCAGACACCAGAGGAAGCTGGGTTAAAATTACTTAAAAAACCAGAGGCTCCTAAAGAACTGCCTGTAACTTTTTACATTAAAAATAAACATCGTATTAAGGAATGGGATGTTTTTTTAAAACATGCAACAAACTAGAATATCTTGGGAAGAATATGCGTTGCGTATAGCAGAAGTAGCTGCTTTGCGTTCAGAAGATCCTTATAAAAAGGTAGGAGCATGTGCTTTAGATCATTGTAATAGAGTTATAGGTGTAGCTTATAACGGTCTGGCTTCTGGTAAAGTGGTTGACGATTCTTTTTGGGCCGATAGAGAAGCTAGATTACCATATATGATTCATGCCGAGGCGAATTTGCTTACTCTTTTTAAAAAAGGACAATGTAAAATGCTCGCTTGTACATTATTGCCGTGCCAATCTTGCGCAACTATGATTGCAGGATATGGAATTAAAAAGGTGGTATACAAAGAGTTATATAAAAGAGATTCTAGAGCTTTGGATATTTTTAAATTTTATAATATAGAATGTATACAATTAGGATAAATACATTCATGAAATTCGACACCATTTGTAATCAAATCATAGAAGAAGCCCGCAAATCATATTCTCCTAAAAAAGCGCGTGCAGGAAAAGATATCGGTAAACCTGGCAAAACTTTTAAAAAAATAGCTAAATCAGCAGCTAAAAAATATGGCTCAAAAGAAGCTGGTAAAAAAGTGGCAGGAGCTGTACTAGCAAAATTAAGAGGTAAATAACATGAATCTTTTAAAAACCCTTCACGAAGAAATTAAAAAGCATTTGGAAGAAGATAAAGCTAAAGATCTCACCGGAGACGGTAAAATTGATTCCGAAGATTGGAGAGCTGCTAGAAATTCAGCCATTAAAAAATCAATGGCTGAAAAATCTAAAAAGAAAAAATCCAATAAGAAAAAATCTAAATAATTTTTTAGATTATTTCACATGCACCTCCAGCACATGCTTGTGCTGCTAATGTATCTGCATCTACATATTGTGCTCTTTCTTCGATTGTACTTTCCCAATCAATTTCTTTATATTCTCGTTTAAGATCACACCAAACTTTCCAAAGGTGTACGTGTTTTAAACAGTGAGTTGTTTTGCGAACATCTCCATTAAAATATCTTGTAGCAAATTGTTTTGCTCTGCGGATCCAATCGTATTTATTAAACCAAGAATCATAAGCCTCTTTGGCTATAAAATATTCTGCCAAGGCTTTGTTTGATCTATTAGAAGGATATTCTGGTTTTTGCATGTCTTCTGGAGAGGCTAATTTTTCACCATATCCATTTAATGCATCACATGCTTTCCAGAGATCTTCAAACGCTTTTAATCCGTCTACAATCAACCCGGATGCAAATACGGCAGCATCTCCATATTCTTTAACAATTTCATTGGGTGTTAAAACTGTTGAAAACGGAGCTTGTGTGTAATCTAAATCTCCCGATGCTGGTAATAATGATATGCCTGCAAACCATTTTTGATTGTCAAAAATGAAATTTTCAACATCCTCCCACTCATCATCTTTAACGGTAATTGTATTAGAAATATTGTGGCGAATGTATGGTTTAACACAATTGTCTACATTGGTACCATATTCAACCCAGTTTTGTTGCGACTTTAATACGTTTTTGAGAAGATCAACTGCACTAGTTTGATTTTTTGTAATAGCTCCACTAGGAACCTCACAAAGGAATGAAATGACCTTATCGGTTTTGTTTGTAGACCAAACTGATTCTTCGACAGCTATAGGATTCTGTCTTTCAAATTCTTGTAGACAAAATTCTGTTTTATTAGCTTGAACCCTTCTAATATATCTCCTAGCGTGATGAGGATGGATTCCAGAAGCGGTTCCTAAGATACAAGAGGTTGAACCTGCCGGCTTTGTACAACACGTACGAGCGGATTGATTAATACCGAGCAAAGTTGCAATTTTTTTATTTGTTTTCTTTACTTCTTCTGCACCTTTCTTTTGAATTTTTTCATTCAAAAGAATTTCTGGGTTATCCATAATACCTGTAATTGAAACTCCGAGTAAAGCCTCTCTTTCTACAATTTCTTTAGTTTCTTGTGTTAGGTATTTAAAGTTGGTATACCCTGCCTGTAGTGTACCTACGATAGCTGCTGCTCTACAACATTGTAGAAATTTTTCTTCTGTATCGCAATGTCTTCCATTAATTTCAGACAAATTACAAAACTCCCAACCAGACCTTCCATCTTCTGTTTTAGGATACAAAGCGATTTCTACACAAGGATTGTAGCAAATATCTTCATCATCTAACCAAACAAATCCAGGTTCTCCAAATTCTTTAGTGCTTTTCATCAAATCTGCAAATTGTTCTTTGGATACTTTGCCTTTAATAAGAGCTGCGCTGTTATTGCTACGTCCTCTTTGAGGATTTTTAATAAACCAGTCACCAGTTTTAGCTGTAGCCATTTCGGTGTCGTCTTGTGAAAAGAGACAAAGGGTAGCAGAACGTCTAACACCACCACTCAATACAGCATCTCCAATATGCATTATAATATCATAACAATTAATTGGACGAAGCTTACCAGCCCAATCATCTGTTTTAAATTCTGAACTGTTTACACGAGCTTCTAACAACGCTTCGATTTTTTGTAAAGAATTAAACAAACCATCCGGACCTGGAGCTAAAAATTGGCCCGCAACCATGGTTCCTTTTGGTCGAATTTGGCTGTAATCAAAGACCACTTTTTTCTTTTTATATTGAGAAAATTCTGTATCTGCATCAAAATAAGAAGACAACAATACGCCTACTGCGTCCGCCCAACCTTCAATTGAATCCTCAATAACGTGAGTTTTTTCTGAAGATCCTCTTTTAGCTAAATTCGGTAATTTTCCTACATGACATTTTTGAACTGAAAATCCTACACCACATCCACAAAGTAAAACATACATTGCTTCTTGGAAAACTCTTGGTCTATCAATATGAGTCGCAGAACAATTGTACAGGCGAACGTTATGCTTAAAAATAGGAGCTCCTCCGAATTGTAATGTACGCTGTGCTGCTAAGATTCTCTTTTTTCTTTGCTGTGATTCTACAAAATCAATTTCTTCTACCAGTTCAGGATGCTTTTCGATTTGCTCTGTATAAAATTGCCTATGCATGTCATAAACTCTTTTAACAGCTTCTGACCAAGTTTCCCTTCTTTTGTTTTCTGGAAGGTAATGTGAATATCGTGAATAAAATGTATAGTCGGACAAAGATTTTAAACTCATAATGTTATTATAGATGAATACTTAGAAAAGTAAATCAATTAATCTCGGTTTTAAGAGATTTATATTTTGTTCTTTTTTAACGTTTTAGATTTGTGATATTTTTTTCTTTTGGCAACTCGTCTTGAAACGTCTTTTTGTAATTCAGATTGATGTATTTTTATGAAAAGATACTTTAAAAAAAGAGCGTTTTGTAATGGAGTACAAGTGTTTAAAAGTCTTGACTCTGTATATAACACCTGGGTTTCACACCACTCTGGATATAACAAATGGATAATTTCATGATACGCAGTTCCGAGCAATTCGCTTTTAAAGTTAAGTTCTATATCATCCCAATTACAGGATCCGGCAAATCCTCTCATGTTACGTAAAGAAAAAAACTCTGGAGGCTTGCGTTTAACTACTGATAAACATCTTTTATATAAAGCTAAAACTTTCTTTTTTGATAACTTTATCATAATGAATATACTTATACACCCATTATAATAAAATTTTAACCTAAATCAAGTTTTTTTGGCCGATTTTAATAAGGTTGTAAATCTAGATTCTGCTTTGTCTTTTGATAGATAGGTCCACCCGGTGTTACCCCATTGAGAAGAACTAGGGTATAGTTCAGAAGGAGGTAGATAGTTATTTGCGATTTTAATACCATTATGCTGTCCAATAACAACTACCTCATAATGCGTTTGAGAGTTTGTAACCCCTTCCATTTGTTGTTCATACATTGCCACGTTTCCTGAGCGTTTAACAAGTGTGTATATAAACCCTTTTTTACGGATAATATCTTCTAATTTTTTCATACTTTAATAGTATCTTGCATTTTTACAGGAAAAACAAGACAAATATTGATATTTTTTAAAGCTGTATTATAATATCAAAAATGGATTTTGAAAGTTTAGTTAAATTAGATCAAAGTTTTGAAAATGTCAAATTCTTTTCAAAAAATCACACATACGAAATAGATGGAGGGTCTGCGTCGACGTCTGTAACTTCACTATTAAAAAAGTTTGAACAACCTTTTAAAAGAGATGAAATAGCAGAAAGGGTAGCAAAAAGAGATGGTGTTTTAATTGAAGATGTATTGACACAATGGGATTATAAAAGGGACTACTCTAGTCACAAAGGATCGGAATTTCATTTATTTGCGGAAAACTATTTGCAGAGAAAACAAAACACTATAGATCGTAAAATGTTAGAATCTTTTTTAAGAAGTAAAAATAAAAATTTAACAGAAGTAGAAAACTATTATAAAGAAGTAGCAACATTGATTAAAAACTTTTTAGATTTTTATAATTGGTGGAAAGAAAGATATATTTTAATCAAATCAGAATTTGTGGTTGGAGATAAACTAACTAAGATTTGTGGTACTATCGACAACCTTTCATATAATATTGAGAAAAAAGAACTAGAATTATTTGATTACAAAACAAATAAGAGTATTGATAAAACAAATACATACGGCAATAAAATGTTAGCTCCTTTTGATTACTTGCCTCAATGTTCATTAGTTACATATAGTTTACAATTGTGGATATATAAATTAATAATAGAAAGAAATTCGCCATTTAAAATTGGTGATTTGCATATAGTTTGGGTGGGAGGAGAAAAGAAATGTGAAACTATAGAAGTTTTACAATTGAAAAAAGAAGCAGAAAAAATTTTGGAAATTGGTCCGGTTAAAAGGTAAATATATTCAATAACATATGTCACTCGTTAAATCATATCTATCTGTTTTGGAAGAAAAAGATGGTTCCAGCATTGTTTCTGGCACTGAGAAACTTGTCGGAGATCTTCCAGGAAAAACTAAAGAACACGTGCCTGCTAATAAAGTTGAAGGTGTAGAAACTCCTGTAGAGGGAGCACACTCACAACAAGATTCTGAGTCAGAGCCAAAAGAAGTTAAAACAGAATCAGCAGAAGCCTCATTAAACCCTTTTGATGAACTTTATAAAAAAGTTTTAGCAGAAGAATCTTGGGAATATGAAACAGAAGCTGAAGAAAATCCAATGGAAATGGATTTAGAAGTTCCTTCAACAGACACAGAAGTTGATATGGATTTCACAGCAACAGATTCAGAAGGTTCAGAAGAAGAAGAAATGGAAGACGAACCAGAAGGTTTAGAAGCAGTATTAGATCATCTTAAACAAGCAGTATCAGCTTTAGAAAAATTAGTTGATGAAGCAGATGAAGATGAAGACATGGAAGAAGAAGGCATGGACATGATGAAAGAAGAAGATGATGAAATGGAAGAAGAGATGTCCGATGAAACCCTACCAGAAGCTGTAGAAGCAGAAGTAGAAGGTCACGCCTTAGTCGACCAAGAGAAATTAGCTAAAGGTTTAAATAAACCAACTAGTGCAACAGTTAAAGGTGCAGTACCAGTTACTAAAGGTAAAGCACAAGTTGTTAAAGGTGCAAAAGTAGACGGTAAACCAGCTCCTTGCATGGCGAAACCAGATGCTTTAACAAATAAAAGCGCATCAAACGTAGGTGGAGTTAAACCAGGCAAAGATCTTTTTGCACAGTAACAGGGTAGATAAAATATAAATTAAAAACTCCGTCTACAAGACGGAGTTTTTTTTGCCTAAGTATGTCTATGAATAGTTTTTCTTCTTTTTATAATTTTTCAACACCTCACACGAGAGAACATCAACAAAATCCTATGCGATCTATGGACAGAAAGCATTTAAATCAAGTTCCTCGTTCTAAAGGTATGCAAAAAGAAGATCCAGTTATAGATAGAATCGTTAAATATAATAAGAAAGGTTCTTGGAATATATCAAAAATAGATGCTCAAAGAATAATGAAAACTTATGGTATCAAACATTCACAAGACCGACCTTATAAAAAAGCCATTAATAAAACTGGTATATATTTAAATTATACACCTCAGCCAGAAAGATACCAATTAATTAAATTAAAATAAATATGGAAAAGCTTCGTTATCTTAATAAAACCATCAACTATAATGAAAGAGAAAACTTTAATGGTTGGTGGAGAGAACAAATAGAAATATACGGTCAAGAAATTACATATTTCGTTAATGCAGCTTCTTTATCTGGATCTAATTTTTTATATGGAGAACAACCTTCTGCTGGTTTTGTCAATCCTAAAGAAATGATAGTTTTATTAAATGTTAATCAAGACTCAATTTTATTATCTAAATTTGGTTTAATAGCTGATAGTGATGTAGCTGGTGTAATACATTATGATATGTATACAGATGTATATGGTTTATCAGCAGAACCTAAACCCGGTGATGTTATGTCTCTAGTTGAATATGGAGCAGACCGTTTAAATTATCCTAGAAGAGGACCTAATTCCTATGAAATTACTGAAGTTATAGATGAATTTCAAGGCAATCCTTTAGGAGGTCATTATGTTTGGTTTTTCAAAGCAAAACGCTACGATTACAGTTACGAAGGTGGTGGACCTGGCACCGATACAGGCGGACCTGGACCTGGATTAGGTAACACACCTCTCGACGATAATGATGAAGCTAATGAAGCTGCTAAAGATAATTTTGATTATCAAACAGAAAATCCTTGTGACAATACATCTGTGTATGGAGACTATTAATCTTTTACCGGTATTTGCTCAACGAAATCTTTAAATTCATCAGAAGCATCTTCTGAATAACAAATTTGAATTTTATAAAGCTCTTTTAAGATTTTTTTCAAATTAATATTTTCTGTCGCTTGCATATAATCATATATGTCAAGAGGTTTAAATTGAACATCTTCTAACTTAATATTTTTTTCTTCTGCTTTATCTGCAATAAGATTAACTGCTTCATAAAGAGAAACCCATCGAGCTAATACACTAGCTTTTTCATGAGTTTGGCTCCACCATGATAAAGGGTTTTGTATAATTTCATTATTTGTATCGATTTGGTTTATTTCTGTACTCATAAAGTGTTATTGTTGTTCTGATTTTTTTTCTGGTTCCGGTAATGCTGGCATCGTTGATACTGGGTCTGTGATTCTAGCAACAGTGAAGCCAATAGACACTGCATTTTTTTTACTGCATTTATTGCACAACATCTCTATGCGTTCAGTTTGATCTGGAAGAAATGTAACCACGTTTTTTTCTTGGCAATAAGCACATTGTAAAAGAGTAGAAAGCATTTCTAATTTATCCAATTCTTTTTGTCGAGTTTTTTGAGCGTAATAGTTGTTGACTATATTAGCTATAAAAGAAAACAAAACATACTGCAGACAGGCAGACAAGATAAAAGCAGGTAAAAAACCTCCACCAATTAATTGAACCGACAAGCCGATAAAAAAAGATATTATCAGTACTATTACAGTCGATCTAATAAATGAATATAAAAGTTGTTTATTTAACATCCTAATAATTTCATTTATTTTGTCTGGAAAATCAAGACAAAATTAATTAGGAACTTGAGGAGGCAAGGGTTTTGCTAAATCCGCAGCACCGCGAACCTGAATGCCAATATGCTCTATAACTCGCAAGGTTTTACGACCCATTTTAATTAACTCTTTTAATTTTAATTTTTGTTCTTTAGTAGGTGACGGATTTTCTTTAACGCATCTTTGCATTTTTTTAATTGCGGTTAACAAATATACAAAACTATCTGCTATATCTTCTGACACAGTTTGTAAAGGCCACGGCATACTGGGAGTATTTTCTGGCATTGGAGTTGAAGGAGGAAATACGGGCGGCGCTCCTTTTTGATAAGGAAAATTATAATCATCTCTAGCACCTAAAGGAACAAAATCTTTACGAGGCCATTCATTTGAAGCCGGGTATTGTCTTTGATTCCAAAGAGTATCTATAGATTCTTTTATAATCTTATCTAAATCCATCTGATTAGAGTTTTCCAACTCGAACTAAATTTCCACACCTAGCACACTGCCACTTGCACAATTTTTCGCTAGTATTTGTTTTAGGATCAACTGTTTCTAAAACTCGGCCATTAACTTGAGCACCGCAAAAAGTACAAGCGATTGGTTTATTGGCTAAGGTTTGATATTCTGGTTTTAAGTTCATTGAATATATTTATGCGTGGTTGTTTAATTTATACTGGAAAGTTTCGAGTTTATCCACAACAAATTTTACAAATTCAGATCTTACAATATCTTCTTTATTAAATTGAAAACCATGTATACCCTGATTAATGCTATCCTGACAGCTAAACATTTCTATCATCTTGGTAAATCCACCCTTTTTATTATCTGGTAGATCTGATTGATGAGGATCTCCTAGAAATATTATTTTAGAAAATTCACCTAATCTTGTAATTGTAGTAACTAATTCTCTAAATGTAATATTTTGACATTCATCGACAATTATACATTTAGCAGGCCAATGCAATCCGCGAATATAATTCACAGGCATAGCATTAACTCGGGAATCTGCATGCAATCTTTTAATTGTATGTTGGTCTAAAAACTCTTCCATTTTTTCTACAAATGGAGCCATGTAAGCTTCAAATTTTTCGTTTATATCCCCAGGCAAATAACCTATTTTACTATCAGCACTTTCGACTGCGCTGCGGACGAATATTATATCTGAAACTTTTTTTTGCTTCAGCAGTTGTAAACCTGCATAAACTGCTGTACTAGTTTTTGATACACCTGCAGGACCTTCAATAAAAATACATCTACTAGATTTATCTAAAATTATGTCTATTAGTTGCTTTTGTTTATTAGACCATGGCAACTCTCTTATAAAGAAATCAAAATCTACTTTATTTCTTTGCCAGACATAAGGAGAACGATCTTTAGACTCTGTCTCTACTTTTTGTTCTAAAGATCTTACTTTAGTTCGGGTTTTTTTACCCATATAATAATCTATTTACCCTATAAACTACTTCTTGGTCATCGGATTATAGTTGTATGAAGTTTGAGTTGTTGTTGGTGTCTCCGTTGGTTTTTGTTGTGGAGGAGGGTTTTGATTTGGAGCATTAGTAGTTTTAAATTTGCCGGTTTTTTCATCCTGAACTACGGATGTTAATGCTTCTAATTCATTTTGATCTAAATTTGGATTAGCTGGATTAGTTTTAATTTTTTCTACCGCGTTTTGTAAAGGAGTATTATCTTTAATTTTATCTAATCCGAAAAGATCTGTTATAATATTTTGAACATCTGTACCACCAGCTGCTTGTGAACCGGTTTCTATCGCTTTTTTAATTTTGTCTATTATACTTGTGGTACCATAACCTATAGTATCTTCTTCTATGTTTAATTGACTATAGGTTTCTGCTATTGTTTTTAAAAATTTACTCATTTTATATAATTATACCAAATTTTGATTTTTTCAAAAATAATATTTCAAAAAGACCCAAAATAAGGATAAATATTTGCAATATTATATGGCAACTAGAACAATTCAATCACCTGGTGTACAAATTAACGAGTTAGATTTAAGCTTAGTAGCAAGAACCGCTGCTGGGACAAATGTATTCTTAACCGGATTTGCCGACCAAGGTCCTACTGATGAAATTATAAATGTCGGAAGCATTTCCGAGTTTGAAGATATTTTTGGAGCACCCACTAACGCAGCAGAAAGATACCTATATCACTCAGCTCGTCAAATTTTAACACAATCTCCTGGCAATCTTTTAGTAACTAGAATGCCATACGGTTCCGCATTAGGCGCAGGATTTTCAAATTCTTACAGCGCTTTAGTTTATCCTGTCAGTACTAATAGTTCTTCTTATGAAAACGCTACAGCTTTCAGAGTTTTAGAACCAAAATCAATTTTATTAACAGATGACCAGTACAACCAAATTGTAGAGAACGAAATCCCAAATGGTTGGGGTTCAAACTACACAGGAGCTTCAATAAATTCATTTTCAGATTTAGGAAAAGCTGGTATCGTTGTATTAAATCCTTCTAAAGCAGCAGTTAATAATCTTTTTGAAGGTTATTATGTTGGTATTGCAGATAACTCAGAAAACAATCCAGCATCAGACTTCGTAAGTATAACTGGTATTAAAGCCGTTTCACAAATTGTTAACGGTAACAATCAAACATTTACCAATGTTCCGTCTTCTAGACTGGCATTCCAATTAACTCAACCTTTTACAGATGCTGGAACTAGTATTTCAGAATATATTGAAAAATTCCCAAGAGGATACGATTTTGCAAATCCTTACTATAATGATTCTCTAACAATTGTATTGTTTAAGATTCGTTCTACAAAATATACTCAAGATTCTGTAACTTTAGACTTTATAACAACAGAAGGTTATACAGGTTCTTTATATTCTCAAAAGAAACAAGCATCAGATGTAAGCTTGACAGATGAGTCTTTCTTCTTAGAAGATGTTGTCAATAACGCATCAGGAAATCTTCGAGTTTTGGTAAATCCAAACATTGCTAATAAAGGTACATGGAGACTTGACAATGGTAACCCAGCCAAAACTGTAAGAGTTGATCAAGCAACAAAAAACCTTTATTCACAAGGTGTTTACGTGTCAAATACAGATTCAAGCGCTAAAAACATAGGTAACATACCTGCTAAACTAGATCGCATCTTACGTCAAATTGATAATTTAGATATCGATTTAGATTTAACTTGTGAAGCTGGTTTAGGTACCGTTTGGGTAGGAACCGTTGAAAAAGCAACAGACTTAGGTGTTAGCGAATATGCCACAACCTTTGACGACACATATCAAGTTGATATTTCTGTTCTAGAAACCCAAACTACAGATTCTGTAGGAGGTGTAGCTTCAATATACAACGATATTGCAAATCAATTCATTGCCTTTGCAGATAAAACACGCAAAGACCATATGTTTATTGCAGATCCTTTAAGATATATATTCGTTCAAGGATTCAATGCAAAAACAAGTGGCAAAACCGGATATGTGTTCTCATCCGACATATACTGGCCTCTTAAAAACCTGTACGCTGGTGATGTATCAAGCTATGCAGCAGTTTATGGAAACTGGCTCAAAACAACGGATACAGCTTCTAGCAAACAGGTTTGGATACCAGCATCTGGTTATGTAGCAGCAACTATTGCTCAAACAACTCAAGCAAACTTCCCTTGGACAGCTCCTGCTGGATTCAACAAAGGTGTGCTGACAAATGTTACAGATGTAGCAGTCAATCCTACACAAAAACAAAGAGATCTGATGTATCGTATTAATGTTAACCCTATAGCATTTTTCCCTGGTGATGGATATGTTATATTCGGACAAAAAACATTATACACAAAACCATCTGCATTTGACAGAATCAATGTTAGAAGATTGTTCCTAACACTAGAAAAAACAACACAAAGCTTGTTAAAGTTCTACGTGTTTGAACCAAATTCTTTCGCAACAAGAGCAAGACTTGTAAACGCTTTAGCACCTATCTTTGATAATGCTAGAAACAATGACGGCTTGTACGATTATAAGATAGTATGTGATGAACGTAATAACCCACCTGATATCATTGACAACAATGAATTAAGAGTGTCGATTTACATTCAACCTGTTAGAACAGCAGAGTTCATATTGGCTGACTTCATCGCAACTAGAACTGGTGTCAACTTTGACGAACTGATTGGATAATTGGAGGATAAGTAAATTATATGCCTAATATATTCGCCAACCAAGACATTCAAAATTTCTATCAAAACGCAATCAATAGAGATTTTGCCAGAACTAACTTATTTAGAATACTAAACATCAATTCAGGATCAACAAATATAAACTTTGGTCCTGAAGATTTAGTATACATTACATCAACAACTCTTCCACAAAGAGCTATTACAAATGTACCAACACCGTTCATGGGTTTAACGTTCAACGTTCCCGGAACAGCTAATTACCCAAACAGTAATGCTTGGAATGTTACATTCAGAATGCCACAAGATTTAGGTATTAGAGCTAAATTAGAAGCATGGTCACGTGGTACTTTTGATGATCAAACAAGTTCTGGTGCATATGAAGTTAAAAATTTAGGAACCGTTACTTTATCACTAATGGGTAAAAACGGCAATCCTCTTCGCACCTATGTATTGGTAGGCGCTTATTGCACTAACATTGGTGACTATAATTTAGATATTACAGCTGCCGGTGAAATAGTGACTCAACAAGCAACAATTGCTTACCAATACTGGGGTCCACCAGCAGTAGCGGTTTAATTTAAAGTTTTATAGGTAAGTAGAAGTATGGCTAGTAGTCCATATGTATTTTACCTAGACATTTTAAGTAAATGGCCTACATCCATTGCTTTAGCAAGTCAATGGTTCATGTACTTCAATTTAGATTCGGTTGGAGCAATAACAACTAATTTATCAGAAGCGGTACAAAATTACGAAGGTGGGTCTACAGCTTGGGATATATCTCAAAACACTGTTAACCAATTAATAAAACCTGAATTCCAAACCTCAGTAACCAATTTAATTGGATGTGTATTTGTTAGACAAGTAGTATTACCAACGGAAACTATTACAGCAGCTAATCAAGGATTGAATTATGGTGGTTATCAAGCTCCTGCTACTACTAATGGAAGAAACCCTTATCAAAAATTATCTGTAACATTCACAGAAACAAATGCGTCTTTTATAGATTTAATTCTACGTCCCTGGGCAATATTAGTTGGTTACAATGGATTAGTTGCAAGAGCAGCTGGTTCTAGAAAAAATGTAAAATGTAACTATGCAGACGTTATTAGTTTAGCTAAAACTGGTGCAGGTAGTCCAATGACATTACGTAAAGCTTTTAGATTTTATAATTTAGCCCCTATTAACGTACAAGGATTAACTAATACATATGCCTCTGAAGGGTTGATGTATACAAACGTAGATTTCGTATATGATAGTTATTCTGTATTTGATCTAAACTCTTCATCATTAATGACCTTTTAATGACTCAACATTTTTTACATAACGTTGAATTACCTTTTTCTAAAAAACAGATAAGATACCGAGAATTATCTAGTGAGGATCAACTTTTTTTAGCTAAGGCTAATGTATTACTGCCAAGTGACCCGGAATTTGTAAATGAATATGCATCTTTATTAACAGAAATAATATCTAAATGTTTAAAAAATCCAAACGAATTGTATGAATTAAACCTTATAGAATATATCATGTTTTTGACAAAACTAAGAATAGTTAGTGTAGGCGCGGATATTGAATTAGAGTTTGATCCTCAAGATGGTGAAAAAGAGATTGCTAAAAAAGTTAAAGTAACTATTAATTTAAATAATTTATTACAAAAAATATATAATCTATCGTTAAAAGCTTTAAATGAAAATGTAATAAAAATTGAAAATTTCGAAATTGAATTAGATTGGCCTTCTTTAAAATCTCAAAATTATTTTATTAACATATCAAAAGGAGATAAAAATTTAAATAATATTTTAGATTCTTTGTGTGAATATGTGAAATATATTAAGTTTAATGGTGAATGTATAAATTTTTTAAATTTTACACATGACGAAAAATTAAAAATATATGAAAAATTGCCTATAGCGATTCAAAATAAATTACAAGTTACGATTTTAAAAATGATAAAAGATATTTCGGAAGAATCTTTGTTTGATTTATCCAAATTAGAAGAATGGAAATTTGGTCTTTACGACACCAATTATTTAGAAATATTAAGATTAATTTTTAGTTTCAATTTAAGAAATATATATCAAGAATATTACATTTTAGCTTCAAAAAAAATAAACCCAGAATATGTAAATCAATTATCTGTATCGGAACGCAAAACCTTTATAACCTTTGTTGAAGAAGAAATTAAAGCTAAAAAAGAAGAATCTGCATCACCTTCTCAACAAGTAAACCCAGCATTCGGAGAATCCCCCGAACTGCAAAATTTGATGCGTGAATTTGAAGGGTGATTAGTTAATTAATAATATGCCAGAAGAATTGGAACAAACCAATGTAACATTAAACTTTGTTGATGCATTAAAAGCATTAGATAAAGTTTCGACAGAAAATTTTGTAAGCAAAATTTGGATTCCGTCTAAACAAACGGAAGTTCAAGTTAAAGAAATTAATGCAAAACAACAAAAAAAACTTTTACAAAGTGCTTTAGAAGAATTAACAACACGAGCGTCATTTACAGAAATATTTTATAACATACTGTCAGAAAACATATTAGACAAAGAGGTTTTAAAAACTTTAACCTCTGTTGATAAGATTTCCCTTGCATTGGGAATGAGAAATCAAATTTCAAATAAATTAACGGTTGAAATACAAGAAGATCCACAAGTAACACAAGTGGTTGATTTAAATCAAATAATGTTAAAATTTAAAAATTTAACACACCCATCTCCTAAACCTATAGCCGTAGGTGATATAGTTATTGAAGTAAGTGTTCCTACAATAGAATCTGAAATTAAATTTGAGCAATTACAAACTAAAAATAAACAAACAAATGAAGTAGAAATGATTAAAGCTACTATAGTAGAAGCATTCCTAATAGAAACTTCAAAATATGTTACAAAAATGGTTATAAATGGAATAGATGTAAATTTATCACCTTTAACCGCAGCTCAAAAAGTCAATTTGGTAGAAAAATTACCAGCAAACGCAATTCAGAATATACTAGAATATATAGCAGAATTAAAACAAAATATAGATAATGTTTTAATGGTTCATAATGAAGAATATAAAGTATCTAAGCCTATAACCATTGACAGCTCATTGTATCTAAACATTTAATTAAAAAGGGCATATACTCTAAGTATTTTATATGCCCCAAACAACGGCAGAAACTCAGCAAATTTTAATAGATGAAGTTTTGCAAAAATTGCAAAACATGGGTCCTTTATCTGCTGACGATTTATTAAAAGTATTTTTAGCAGACGCTCCCGAGTTACAGCAAATAAAACAACAAACACTGTCTCGTATACGTAATATTTCTCAAGCTACATTAGACAGTATAGTAAATTCTTTACAAAAAGAATTATTTGGAGCAGGTTCGACAATTATAAAAGACATGGCAGATCCTTTTGGATTAGTGGAAGTTAGAGAAACTCAAATTAAAGAAACAGAGACTTTTATAAAAAATAAATGGAATGAAATTAAATCAGAATTAGAAAAAACTGAAGTAAGTCTTCCTAAAATTGAAGAATTAATTCAATCGGAAATTAAAATATCAACACCTACTACTTCGACAGAACCTGAAAAAGAAAGTCCAGTTATAAAAGAAACAGCAATTGAAACTAATGAGACTTTAAAAGAATTAAATAAAACTCTTAAAAAAATGCAACGTTCCGTATCTGGACGTCAAGTTGCGAAAGAACCTCCTAAAATTTCATTCTCAGAAGCTGCTTTAGATAAACTTAGAAGTGTTACAGGTTTTGATAGAAAAACTATTGAAGAATTAAAGCAAAAAATTTACGAAGACCCTTCTAAAAAGATAACACCTAATTTTAAACGTAGAACTGGTTTATTTGGAAAAACCATTTATGAAACTGGTCCTAGAACTATAACATTAAGTTCTAAAAGTGTTAAAGATATCATGGATTCTTTAAACATTAGTAATGATGATCAAGAAAAATTATTAGAAGCATTAGCGATAGAAACTAAGGAAACTAATAAAGAAATAAAAGATGCTAAAAAGAGTATTATAGAAAGTCCTTTATTTAAAATTGGTAATGCTTTTGCTAAAGTAATACAAGATTTATTAGCTATAGCTACATTCTTTTTAGGTGGTGCTGGTTTAATACAAATAGCACAAAGCTTCGGTCCTGCTATATTAGATTTTGTAGACAAAAATTTCGGTACCAATTTAAAAGCGGCGTTCGAAGGAGTTTTACAACCATTTGAAAAATTTCCAGAATTTTTTGATAAAATTAAAGGCTTTTTTGTTAAAGTAGGGTTAGGTCTTGTAACTTTTGTTGCTGGTTTAAAATTGACTGGGTTTTTATTAAAAACCGCAATTTTAGGATCTTGGAGATTAATGACGAGAGGGTTTCAAAGTTTAATGTCTAGTTTAGGTAGAGGTATTAGTAATTGGTTTAAAGGATTCAAAGTCCAACCTCCTAAGCCTGCAACTACATCAACAGGTACAGCCAGACCATCTTCACCTAGAAGCCAAAGAGGCGGTAGAACTCCAACCGCAAGACCTATACCTACAGGTGCTGTAAGAGTTGGAACAGGTTCTTATGTTTTAAATGGTAAAGCTTATAGTATAAAAACAGGTCAACCTTTAAGAGGCGCAGCAGCTACTTCTGTTCTTAGAAACGCTGCTAGGGTTTCGCCTGCAATACCTACACCACCACCCAGTGGAGCTGGTGTAGTGGGAAGGCAATTAGCTAAAGGGGTTAGCAAAGTTGCAGTGCCTTTAACAGTTTTACTTGAAGGTGTTGATGGGTATAACAAATATAATGCATTTGTAGATGAAGTCGACCAAAGAATTGCTGTAGGTGAAATTAGTCAAAAAGAAGGTGAAGAATTAAAACTTAAAGCAAAAGGTAGAATAACTGGAGAAACCACAGCTCGCACAGGGGCTGGATTAATAGGAGCAGCATTGACTGCAGGTGCAGTTGGTGCAGGCATAGGCGCTGCTGGTTTTGGTGTTGGAGCTATACCAGGATTTTTAATAGGTCTTGGAGCTGGTGCACTTGGTTATTACGGTGGACAAAAATTATCGGATGTTTCTGGGCTTACTGAAGTCGCCGGTCAAGCTGGTGAAACTACAGCAGTTGCCATGGAAGAACAATATGGTAAAAAACCAGAATTAAAAGTTAAACCAGAACCAATGAGACCTTCTTTAAGTGTTGTTGAAGAAACAAGTGTTCCTTTTATCAAAGATGTCGAGAAATCTCAAGACACCTTAAAAATAGGTTTAGACAAAACTTTAGAAATGCAAAAAGAGTATCAATTAGCTTTAATGGGTAATTTAGATAATATGACAAGACAATTAGGAGTTTTGGGTGAAAATTTTGCCGGTATGGGTAACGTAATTAATTCGGTAAATATTGGTGGTGGAGGTTCTGGTAAAATGAATGAAATTTTGATATCTGGTTCTAGAGATCCAGTTTACGATACTCGTTCTACTTGGTGGAATATATCACGCAGAGGGCAAATGTCTTTATATGGCTTTTAATCATTTTTCAATTCAATATAGAAGCACCCAGGTTTTAGGTGCAACTTTTGAATATCCAGTTGCAGTTCCTACTGGTAAGGGAGGGGCTATTATAGACGTTCGAGGAGACATGATTTGGAAAAACCCAGGTAACATAGACGAAGTTCCTTCTCTATTAATTACAGAAAAATCTTTAGACTATGGTATATGGACCTCAAACTTGATAAGACTGTTGAACAACACTGCTTCGGTTGTAGAGTCTAGTGGAGACCCATATGGAGTTTTATATGTGTCTACAGAAACAGGCTTTAGATACAATTTACCATATATAGTACAACCTGGAAGCACTCTTAGAGGAGCCATCAATAATTCTTGGAATGAAATGTCTCAAGAACAGGCATTTGGAGAAATGGTAGGAGCTATGCCTGTTGTAGGAGGACCTATGAGAGCCGGGTTTGATAGGTTGACCGAGTTAGCTGGTAGTATCGGTAAATTTGTTTCACCTGGTTATGGTTTTGAGCCGATTAAATTTTTTGCGTCAACGCAATCAAAAAGTATAACTGTTACATTTCCTTTATACAATACATATTCTTTACAAACAGCTAATGACCATTTTAGCTTTATATCTTTAATAGCGTTTCAAAATTTAAAAACAAGAACTTCATATGCGACATATTTACCACCAAAAATATATGTAATTCAAAGTACAGAGGATGGTGGGGTATACATGCCAGCAGCATATGTTTCAAATTTAGATATTCAATCAATAGGAACTACAAGAGCTATAGATGACCAAGGCACTTTAACCGGAAGCGGTAATGCTAAACGTTTGGTACCAGAGGCATATAAGGTGTCTATAACCTTTACAGAATTATTACCAGAAAGTGCAAATATATACGGAGGAGTTTTAGGAGGCAGGGTAGTGTCTGTAACCGCACCGGCTGGTCAATTACAACAACAAGGACAATTATTAAATGGAGTGTTCACACCTTTACCCGGATCAAATACTCCAGACTTTACAGTTTAATATGAAACAAAATCAATTCGCAGATTTACCAAAACTTTCTTTGTATCGTTTTGAGAATTTTTTTAACATATATCAAGATTCAAATAACACCTTTAAATATTATAATATTATAAAAGGAATTAATTTGTTTCCAGCTAATAATACAAGCGCAGAAGATAGTTATGTTGTTAAATACAGTGACTCTTGGTTATCAATATCTTATCAATATTACAATACTCAAGATTTATGGTGGTTGGTTTGTGTTTATAATCAAATAGAAGACCCAACATCTATGCCAGAACCAGGCACTACAATAAAATTATTAAAAGCTTCTTATATTAGTAAGGTGATAGACGAATTAAATAAACAAGTATCTAGATAATATGGGACGATTAAAAAAGAATTTAGAAGAAACTTTAGTAAATGAAGAATTTGACCCGGAAGCTTCTCTAGTTGACGGAAAATTTTACCAAGGTAACGAAAATATATTACGCAAAGACGCTACGTTTAAATGGACGGATGCGATGATTGCAGAATTAAAGCTTTGTGCTAAAAGCGTTTTGCATTTTGCGGAAAACCATTTTCACATAACAACTTTAGATGAAGGTAAAAAAAAGATTGAGTTGTACAAATACCAAAAAAGACTTTTAAAAGCTTTTAAAGCTAATCGATTTAATATAGTTTTATCCAGCAGACAGAGTGGTAAAACTACTACCATTACTATATATGCTTTGTGGCTTGTTTGCTTTCAAGGTGATAAAAGAGTAACAATAGTAGCTAATAAAGAATCAACTGCTAAAGAAATTTTTGC